CACTTCATGAACTCAAATATAGCTTGCCCAGAGTCCCCAACCATTACTTTTTGTTTAGCTGGGTAATTATCAAATATATCGAGTGTGATTTGTGTAAGATCACCAGCTTCATCTACAGCTAGAAGATCAACTTCAACTGGCTTAATATTGCCCTCAAGTATACCGATGTGGTAAAGTTTGAGATAGAATGAATGGGTTGTGCTAAGTACTCCTGTGTACATAGCTTCCAGTATAGAACGAATGTACTGTACTAGAGAACTATCCAACTCCTGCTCGTCAGCGTATGCATCAAGTGATGTGTGTGCTGAGTTACAGAATGAGTCAACATGATTGGATACAAGCTTCATATGCCCATAAGGTACAGTAGTAAGTTCAGCGGCTTTGGCCCATGAAATGAACGAAACTGCAGGAGTTTTGAGACCGTATGGGTTAACTACTGCTGAGTATGCTAATGAATGTAAAGTTGAACAAATAGCATTATGTCCGAACTTTAGTTTAGCTTCTGCAGCATTAGCATTGCCAAATACAAGATAACGAAATGTACCATTAAAGCGTTTAGCTAACTCTACAAGAGTTGTAGTCTTGGAAGCACCTGCTATTGCATTGATTTTAATCAATGAATGTAGAGGATTACCATTATCGTCAGTAGCAAGTACAGTGTCAAATACTCTATTCTGCTCTTCTGTCCAAATTAATTTCATATAGGCCCTTATTTTCCTCTGCGTCTCATTACAGTGGTGATGGTATTGTCCTTGATCCTACAACAAGTATTACGGTCAAGTGTGTACTCTCCGTCAGTTAACTTATCCATTACAGCTAGATTACGTACCGCTAGTTTATAGATACGACGACGAATATCGTCATCAGTACCCTTAAACTTAAGCCGTTCTCTCGCTCTAAAAACTGCATGGTTTGTAACTGTTAGAGATTGATTGGTTATAGTAGTAGCATTACGATTAGCAAGCATATCCTCAAGCTTTTGCGTATAATGTTTGAGTTTCATATGTTTGCTATATAGCTCAGAATAGGATTTACCAGAAATCCTATCCAATAATGCTATAAGCCACCTCATAGTGGCTAACTTGCGAACAAGTTCTTAGTTGGTTTAGTAACCGCTGCTGTTTGTGCTGCAGGAGCACTTCCAGATTTCTCAGCTTCTTTTAGAGCTGCAACTTTTTCAGCTGTAAGTCCATCTTTGTATGTCACATCAGATGCATATTCAAGATCTTTATTGTACTGTACTCCAGCTTCAGTTCCATTAACAATTTCAGATGCAGAGGCTTTATCCTCAGCTCTATAGAAACCAACTATCTCTTTACGAGATTGTAATTTATTGTTGTACAATGAGTACACCTCTTTAATACGGATGAATACAGGTATATCAGTAAAGTCAGTTAATACTGATAAATCAGTAGGTTTCTTATCCTTACCAAGATTATGTGTTTGTATCTCTGGATCAGAGATACTGCCCTGTAACCCTGCAACTACACAAAGATTGTTAAAGATTCTTTGTTGGTAGTTTGCTGTACCATCGTTGTTGTCTAATTTAAGACCATAAAGAGTATTCTCTGAACCCTCATAGTCAACATTGAAGTTTAATGATCGAGCATTATGATCATTAGTTGTAACTGATACAATCTTCAATGTAACTGGGTAGATTCCACTCTTACTTAAGTAATTACCACCTTGTGGTTCACGTACAGCTTCCGCTGTTGTGTTTACTGTAAAAAATGCCATTTGTTTTCCTTTAATAAAATTAGTTTTGTGAGATTTCGCTCAAGTTATAGTACGAACTCTTGATGAGATGTTTGTACCTCATTCAATAATTCAACATGTTTCTGTAAATCATATTCTTCAGCTGGTTGGCTATCAGGTAATTCTGGTAGTGTAGTCCTAGCAGCCAATTTAGGATTTCTGTGGTGAATAATACGTCTATTACCTTTGTATTCTAAGTACACAGCTTGATCAACTTCACTTAACATTCCACCCTTTTTACCCCAAGATCCTCCAGCGTTTACTAGTTTGAATGACCCCGTGTCCTCATCCCATATTGAATGAGATACCATAATAAGGTTTACATTAGGTGCTAAATCACGCTCAAGAAAATCAACAAATTTCTTAATTTCGGTATTAATAACACCGTATGGGAATGATTTTACTGTAGACAAGATATTACCTTCTATATCTAGTAAGATTTTAGATATAGAATCAATAACTATAGTCTTTGGCACAGTGCCAAACTTATCCTTGTATGCTGTGATTTTCTCACCCATTAATTGAATGAGTTCATCAACACTTGTGAAATCAGGCACATTAACATGTGGCTGAGGAAATGGGTATTGTTTACCGTCTCGTGCAAATACTAACACATCTGTTAATGTTTGCAGTAATGTAGTCTTACCTATAGCAGGTAAACCACTTAATAGAATTTTTGCCATTGTATTCTCCTATAATAATCAGTTTTATGACTTGTTGGTCACTTTTAATCGTTGATCTTGTGCTAGTATATGCCGTAATTCCGGATGTTTATACCAAAGATCTACTGACTCAGCAATTAGATTAATGATACCCTCTATATACTCGAAATCTTGCTCAAATATATTCTCAGTTAGTACTTTAACTTGCGATGGGTAAGACTTGAGTTGTTTACCGGTCTTCTCTGATATGGCTCCAGGTTTATCACGAGATACATAAATAATACGTATACGATCGATTGGTATTCCCTGTTTACGTTTAATCCAAGCATAAGTGAGCAATTGAAGTCGATACTCAAATTTAATTGAATCAGGCAGTTTAGTTAATGACGTAGTCTTATAATCACATATAATAGTATCAGTAATTGCATCAATAGAGCCTCCAACCATGATACCATTATGGTGTTCATTAGCAGGTATAATTGTTTCTACTACGAATGGTTCAACCTCATTCGGCATATTAGATGATAAGTACGTGTTAACCAAGTTCATCGCCATTAACTTATACTGTGCTCGTACTGTATCTGGGTCGACGTCAGAATTTTTACTTGATTCTTGATCGATGTATAGTTCGATTTGTTCCTTGTCATGATCGGATAAAGATTGTTTGATAGCGTATAATTCCGCAACACGGTGGACACATGTTCCGAGTACTGATGCTGTACTCCCGGAGAACCCATCTTCATTAAGCAGATTCTCCCTCCACCACTTATTCGTTTCAGTAAAGAAACGAGCTATTCCAGATGCAGAAATACGAAATGCACCCTCTGGGACTTCGTTCTCTCCATTATAATAATCAAGATCAGTTGCCATGTGTATCCTTAATAATTAGTCCATTAGATACTGTGTATCCAAGTTTAGTTAACCGTTTACGTACGGCTTTATCAGTTGGTGACTTAGATGAATTCCCAAGCTTATTGAGTGCGGTTGAGTATGAAGACTCAGAAGCTGTGGTAGCATTACCAGCTGCAATGAGAATATCATCATCGATCCAAGTAAATTTATACGGTCCACGAGGTATGCCCTTTGGACGTACTGGTGGGTTAGTAAATTGTTCCACTTGCTGATGTTCAGGTTGTTGGCTATCGTAAGCATCAGCTACAGCTACTCGTTTAAAATCAGCTACTGAGGGTGTAATTACAGTAGGTTGTGAATCAATAGCCATTTTAAGGGTATCAATTTCTGCTAATAGTTCAGTAACTCTATCATTTACGAAATTGTACTCATCTGCAGTTACTACCATATTGTGCGAGTCAGCTTCTGCTATTTTGAATAAACGTGCGTACTTAACATATTCGACTGATTCAGTTTGACTAAGTGTGATTGTCATTAATTCTCCTTGTGAATTTAGTATAATTACGTGTATTACCAATAAATATATGTGCGTGTACTCTCATACGAGACAACGCTACGTACATATATCGTAAATAGGCATTACGAGTAATAGGATTGTTAAATTTGTTTGGCTTCTGCTGATAAGCATCAATAATATCAGAAGCATCGATAAATACTGTTGATACAGTAGTTCCCTGCGCTTTTGTTATAGTGCAGGCATAGTGGTACTTAAGTGAAAAACACTGATCAAGTGCCCTATGGTATCCATCAGGATCGTTAGTT